CGTTATGGGTTCATTAATTATAATCATTTAGCTAAAAGTGATGCAGCTAAAATAATTGGTGAGCCGGATACAGCTCATGTGACTAAGGATGGTAAGTTATATATTGAAGGTAAGTTATATAACACAGAATTAGCTAAGAGCGTTTACAATTTAGCTGATACTTTAAAAAAGGCAAAGAGTAAACGTCGTTTAGGATGGAGCATAGAGGGTCGGGCGTTAGAACGCGATCCAGGGAATCCAAAACGCATAACAAAAGCCATGATCACTGGTGTTGCTATAACGCCAAGTCCTGTTAATGCAAATACCTATGTTGATATTGCTAAAGGAGAACAAAAAAAGGATTTTATAGAACCTGCTTTCAGTATTGATTCGGTTAATGGTGAAACATACCTTCTTGAATATGAATCTGAAGATGGAAGTAAGGTACGAGTAAACAGAGACTTTTCTATTGTAATAAAGAAAAATGCGCAAAAAGCTGCTCATGCGCACCAGACGTTAGCTCGTGAATCTTTGAGTCCAAGAGTATATAATTTACGTGATTGGGATTATATATACAAAGCTTATAGACAGGGATTTATAAGTAAGGAAATTTTCGATGGAATTATAAATAAGATGAAAGAGGTCATTTATTTGACCGAATAAATAAGTAACCAATTAAACATTTAAGCGATGAGTGCTAATAATGAATTACTCGATAAACTAAAGCAATTTCTTACTGAAGATGAGATCAAAGAAGGAATTGAAAAAGGGGTTATCAAAGTGGACATTGAAAAAGGTGAAGGCTCAGCGATGGAACGCATGCCTTTTACTGACAAAAGTCCAGGTTTGGGATCTGGTACGGGACCGATCAATCAGACAATGGCTGATTCCGCATCATGGGAAATGGTTAGAACAACCATTATGAAAGCTATTGAAGGTATTGAAAAAGCTAACGAAATGTTGTCTTCATTCATGGAAAAAGCTGATTACAAAGAGGATCAGGATAAAGATATGGAGAAAGCATATGGCAAGATGATGTCTTCTGCTGATGAGATGAAAAAAAATATGAAGATGTACAAGGCCAAAATGAATATGAATAAGGGTGATATGGACATGAATAAAGGCTTGGCATGGAAAGAGACTCAAGGTATGAAAGATACTGGAATGAGCAAAGCAGAAAAGGAACATGTTGATCAACTTGAAAAAGCCTTTAATAATAAGCTTGATGGGTTAAATTCTAAAAACGAAACTTTAGAAAAAGCTAATCAAGACTTATTAGGTAAAAATGAGTCTCTTGAAAAGAGTTTGACAACCTTAACTGAACAGTTTGGACAATTGAAAGCAGATATGGATAAGATTGGTAAAGAAACGCCAGCGCCTAAATCTGTAAATTATCAAGCTTACATAGAAAAAGGCGGTGTGAAAGATGACGATGGTAAGAAAATTTATCACGTTGGAATGCATCGAAGTCAAATTATAAATGAACTTGAAAAAGCTAAAGCTGGGCTTGATGATATCGAAAAAGCTCAGGTTGATGATGATATTCTCCAATATGCAACTGCTGGCATAGCACCTAGTGAAGCAACTTCACGACTGCTCTATGATAAGCACAATGTCAAATTGGTAAAGTAACCCTATAAAAAATGTAAGAAATCATGACTGATTTATATAATTACAACGGTCTAACGTCTGATGAGCAAACATTCATGAATGAAAATGCTCAAGACATTATTAAGGCCATGGAAGCCGGTCTGGAAACAGGTCGTGACTACAATGATGAAATTCATAATGGTCCGGGTCTTAAAGTAGAAAGTTTGGATCCTGTGGTGAAGATTCTTGAAAACCGAGAATCACACCTTGTCTTTTGGAAAAAATTACCAAAAATGCGTGTATACAATACGGTTCATGAATACAACCAATTGTACCGCTATGGTGATGATGTGGGTATTGCGAATTTAGAAGGTGAAACGCCTCAATTCACAGATTCACAATACAGACGTAAATCTGTAATCTTAAAATTCTTAGGAATTGGAGGTCAGGTTACTCACCCATCTACATTAGTTAAGACAGCTGACGGTTTAAATATGTACTCACGTGAGATACAAAACAAAACAATTAAGCTGCTAACACAAATCGATAGTGCTTTAACTGATTTTGATAGTTCTAAAACAGCGGTTCAGTTTGATGGTATTTTTCGTCAACACTTATTAGGGATTAATGAGATTGTTTCAGCTAATGCTGGTAAGACATCAGAACAATTATTAGATGGTTATTTTGCTGATCCGGCTATTATTAATGCAAACGGTAATGTTTTATCAGACGTGCATGTTGAGGATGCTGCAAATGCAGTGGTCAATGATCGTTTTGGCTTGGTAACAGAAATCATGTCTAACCCTATAGTGTTTAATGATTACGTTAAGCAATTCCACGATAGTAAGCGTGTACTTATTGGTACGGGTGTAACAGGAACCGAAGGTGCTCAAATGGGTCAAAGTGTTAACACAATTGCCACTCAGTTTGGTAAGATCAGTGTGCATAATGACATCTTTTTTGATCGTCGCACTCCTATTGCTTATAACCGTGCAGCTACATCGGATAAAGCGCCTCCAACACCGACTATTGGTGGTACTCCTATTGCTGTTAATACTGATACCAAAACAGAATGGGGAACTGCCTATGCTGGTAATGTGTTCTACATAGTGACAGCTAAAAACCGTTATGGTGAAAGTGCACCATTGGCTATTAATACAGCAACTCAAGCGGTAACAGCTACACAATCAGTTGATATACAATTTAGTGCCACTGCTGGTAACTATACCACTGAGTCCTATGTGATTTATCGTTCTGAATCAGGTGCTACTCCGCGTACAAATATCAGATATTATCCATTGTTTGAAGTGAGTACTTCTGAATTAGCAGCTGGTTATGATGGCGCGGCTGCCACTTTAGTACGTGATAGAAACCGTTTCGTACCTAATTCACACAGTGCAATTGTGTATACAAGTAATAATCAAATTTGGGAATATTTACAATTGGCACCATTAATGAGAATGGATTTCGCAATTACTTCTCCTAGTAGACGTTTTGCTGTTCTCAATTATGGTTCGCCTGTTCTTTATCAACCTGGTAAAATTTCCAGAATAGTAAATATTGGTCGTAGAAATGTGACCACTTAATGTAACCCTTAACTATGGAAGGGGATTATATAATCCCCTTTTTTAAACTTTTTATTTATGAAAGTAGAAGCAGTAGGTCAAGAATATAGTGACATTTGTGTTAATGTAAATAATGAAGAGGTTGTTTTCAAAAACAATATTGCTGATGTATCAGATGAATTAGGTCAATTTATGATAGAGCAATTTCCTCATTTTTTTCCAAAAGGTAAGGTGAAAATAGAAACACAAGGTCCAGAAATTCATGTATTTGACCAAACGAAATATGAGGAACAAGCTGAGCGCATAGTTAAGCTAAATATGATCATTAAAAGTAAAGATCAGAAAATTGCTGAATTGGAGGGTGAATTGAAGGAATGGAAAAGAAGGCATGAGGAATTACAGGAAAAGTTTGCAATTCTTGCTAAAAAAGATCAAGAGCCGAAACAAGAATCTGTAAAAGTTGAAATGGAGTTTAAAACCGAAGAAGATTATCGGAAACAATTGGAAGCAAGGGCAATTGAGGATTTGAAAATAATTGCTTCTGATTTAAATGTTCCTCTTGAGTTAGTTAAAAAGAAATCAGCAAAAAAATCATGGGTAGATGCTATCATAGAAACTACATTTAAATTGTAATGGCACAACTTCAATTAACCATAAAATATCGTAAAAATACAGGTTTAATTATAAGCCCCGATGAACTTATGACGATATATTTTTATGGGATTACGATTGAAGATGAAGATGGTACTGATTTTCCACAAGAAACAATTCGTTTTTATATTGAGGCAGCGCAGGCTGAAATAGAACGATATTTAAATATTCGTATTAATCGTCAGCTGGTAACAGAAACACAAAATTATTATCGTGATGACTATTATCAGCAATTTCCGCTATTACAGCCAACATATCCGGTTAGAATACCATTGACATTGATTGGTTTGTTGAATAAAATAGAACAGATAATATATCCACCTGAATGGTTATTAACACATGAAGGTAACCAGGCTGATTATATCAAAGGGATTAGTGTCGTGCCTAATGGTGTATCCTCAACGACTGGAAATTTTGATGTGGTATTAACTGGTATTACTGCTTATTTAGGATTACAACGATATGCTCAAATACCGCATTATTGGACAATGCAATATGAAACCGGTTATGCGATTGATGACATACCATATGATATTATTAATGTGATTGGTAAATTAGCTTCCATACCACTTTTTAATATTGCGGGTGATTTGATATTAGGTGCAGGTATTGCGCGACAAAGTTTATCAATTGATGGATTATCTCAGCAGATAGATAGTACATCAAGTGCAACAAATGCTGGTTATGGCGCTCGAATCATCAATTATGGTAAGGAAATTAAAGAGACTTTGGAACGTTTGCAAGGCACTTACAAGCGTATAAACTTTACTGTAGTATAATGGCTCGACAAAATCCTATACAAGCGACTCCTCCAAATTTGGCACAACAGCCAACAATTGAATTTCGTAGGAGAGATTTTGATGCTGCTGTATGGTTAAAAGGATATCGGGTATTTATAGAAAAAGCAGTGAGATGTCCATGCGAGGGACAAATAAAAAATGCTTTATCAAGTTGTACTAATTGTCATGGTGTTGGTTTTTTCTTTATTAATCCACTTGAGACACGAGCTTTAACCACAAGTATAAACAGGGATACGCGATATAAAGAATGGTCACCTGAATTAATAGGTAACATTAGTATTTCAGTGCGTGATGACTTGACGGAGAATCTTAGCTTTTACGATAAAATAACGTTTAAAGATAAAACAGGATTTCACAGCGAAGTCTTGACAATTCGCAATTCAGGCGCCCCGAATAATCAGGACTTCGTATTTTTAGTTTATCGACCTTTAGAAATATTAGATGTTTGGGTTTTTAATGGGAGTGCTAATGCTTTAATTAGAATACCAACCAGTCAATATGCTATTAACACTACTAATCGATATATTTTAAATTTAAATATTGCCAATAAACCCACTAATTTCAATGAGGTAGTGGCGGTTAGATATCGTCATGAAGTGCAATATAATGTGATTGATATACCTCATGAAATACGAGCAAGTAATATCATTGATACGGATGGGCGGTTGACGAGGATTGATTTACCTGTTAATGCTATTGCCAGACGTTCGCATTTATTATTAGCAGAAATACCGAATTATGACGGAACAGGGACGCAAAATAACAGCTATGCATAAATACATGATTTATTATCGTGGGCCGAATCCTGATTATAAAGATGTGGAACCAATTTATGCTAAGGATGAAGATGAAGCCAAGGAATTTTTTTTAGAAAAAAATCCGAGATGTTCAATACGTTCAATAGAAAAAATTGATGATTTCAAATGAATTATTATCGTATTTTTTATCGTGATGATAACACTAATCAAGAGGGTGAAAAAATTGTTCGTGCTAAAAATGCCAAAATAGCTGAAATCACCTTTATAATGAATAACCGAAGCTGTAGAGTTTTACAAATTTGTAGAAGTGATTAAACTTAATATTGACATATCAGATGTATCTAATGACTTCAATCTTATATTGCAAGAAGCAAAAGATTTGAGTAATAATATATTAGATCGATTGGTTGCTGAATACAATCAACGATGGGATATGTGGATTGATATGAAATTAAATCGAACTAAAGCAGAATATCGGCGAGGCATTGAAATTGAAAGACCGGATGACTATACAGCTATAATTGCTTTAACAAGTAGAAAGAGCAAGTTAGCCTTGATGTTGGAAGATGGAGCAAGTGCATTTGATATTAAAGCTGGATTGCGTAAAAGTCAAAAGCGAAAAACATCTATTGGAGGTAATTGGTATATTGATGTGCCATTTCGTTTTGCTACAAGTAAAGCGGCTGCTTTTAGTCCTGCATTCACAGGCGGCGTTGCACCTGCTGGAGTTATCAGAGCTGCAAAAAAAGCAGCGGGGGCTGCTGTTCCCATAGCTGCATTGCCAAAGAAAAATCGGGATGCAAAAATAAGACATGGTATAAATAGAAAAATAGATAATGTTTTTCATTCGGTACCTCAGTATAAACACAAAGTTAGCATTTTTGCAGGCATAAGGAGAATTGAAACAGGCACCGCTAAGAAGAAAAGTGGTGTTTATCAGACTTTCAGGCGCGTGAGTGATAATAGTGATCCTTTTAGCTGGATACATCAGGGGTTTCAACCACGTCATTTGATGTTGAGGGCGTTAGCTTCATTAACGCCTCACGTAGATACAATTGTAGATGCAGAAATTAATAAATTTTTAGCAAGCAGATAATGGCCACACTAATACCAGTAGTTAAACTAAAATCATTACTTGATGGATTAATTGAGTATGTGCGTGTTGATTTTGAAAGTCAAACAAGTGAATCCAATTCTTTTTTGTTTCGTGTTTTGGATGGTAATCGGTTGGATGGATTTGATTTTTTCGAGGAAGGTAAAAATATTTTTCTGAGAACAAGCACATCAAGTCGTAAGATTGAAACCAGATTAATGTTTACAAAGGATATCGCACCAACTCCGACTATACATGTAAGAGAACCAGCGCGAGTGAAAGGTGATTATAATGCTGTTGGAGGTTTATTTGGTAGTCGTGTAAATTTTCCAAACAATGTTTATTCAGCAGAATATAGAGATACTAAGAAGGCTAATTATGAATATGTAATAACATCTGATAATCCGCTTGAAACAATATTGATTGCCGAGGTCATATATACATTGCTGTTAGGAGCTTGGGAAACATTACACACACAGCTTTTCGATCTTTTTGATTTCGGATTGAAAGAATTATTGGCTAACAATGAATTAGTGCCATATCCATTATATATAAAATCTATTGATTTAACAGTGCAATTTGAAAATACTGTGCCGGGTATTCAGCGGAGCACACTATGTAATGTAATTAATTTCAGGGATCCAACGATACAGGCTCAATAATCATTGTACTGACTTTATTATTAGTAAATTATTGTTTAAATTTATACATCTGTTTTTCGCTATGAACCATCTATTTGTGAAAAGATGGCAACAGAATTTTTCTTTAATGGTCGTTTGATCAAGCAACCTGGTGCATATGCAACAATAGTAGCAGGTCAGAGAAATGCCCCTTTAAATTTAGATTATGGCCGAATACTTGTTATAGATACCGGAACGAGTGGCGGTAAATGGGGTGGTGGTGCCGGTATTAACGGAGAATTAGCTACAGGAAAAGATGCAGTATATCGTTTTAATAATGTAGAAGATTATCAATTCTTCTTAAAAGGAGGTCCTTTATGGCCAGTTTCTAATGGTCTGTTTCGTCCTGATGTGAATACAGCCGCACTTGGAGCAAGTGAAGTATTACATGCTAAAGCTGCTACTACAGTAGCGGCAACAATGACTTTTACAGCAACAGGCGGTGGTTCCAATGGTGGTACTTTTGCTTTTAAGACACGTGATGAGGGATTTATTGGCAATGGTGAGTTGAATGAGACAAGGGCACAATCTACATTAACAATTACAAATGCAGGAGCAACAGGTGATTCAATCACATTGGTCTTAAATTCTGTTACAATTGCTACATATACAAATCAGGCCAGTGATAATATAGCAACTGTAAGAGATGGGTTGATTACTGATTTACAAGCACGTAATTTAAGTAACTTAATCGCTACCACTACAGATGGCTTTACATTTACAAATATTGCTAATCGCGGTGATGATGATAATGGAAATACTGTTACTGTAACAGTAACAGGAGCTGCAACAGCAACCGCTACTAATTTAGCTGGGGGTGTAAATGGTACTGAGTTGGTAAAAGGTTATGCATTTCAATTTACTGAAGGTGTAATTGATAGCACAAGGTGGATAATGCGTGTTTATGTAGGCACCTGGACAGGTAATCACACCGATGGTATAGCTTTTAATGAAATAGGCAGAGACATTGCTGAACCGCGCTTATTGGCTGAAAGTCCTGAATTTAACAATATACAAACGTTGATTGATTGGAGTAACACCAATTCCCAATTTGGGCAATTTTTTAGTCCTCTTAGTACAAATGCAATAAATGGGGATGGTTCAGTGACTTCAACTGATATTACAACAAGCACTTATAATTTCGCAGTTGGTGGAACCGAGACTTATTTAGCTCAACGATTGACAGAATTATTAACAGCTGTACAAGATGAGTTGTTTAGTTTTATTTTAGTCGATATTACAGGTACTGATGTACATCAAAATTCAATGGTAACGACTATCATTAATTGGATTTTAAATAATTCAAGATATGAACGTCAATTATTTGTAGGTACTGGTAATGTTGAATCGGACTTCACTGGATCGATTACTGCGGCTCAAGGTTTTAACAGGGATTTTGTCGTAGCTGTACATGGTAATGTTGGTTTTGCTTCACAATCAGTAGCGAGTGGATTTAGAGTATTTAATTCTTTGACACACACTGCTTATGTCCTTGGTCGTACAGCAGGAAGACCACCACAGGTACCAGTGACTAATAAAACACTTGGCGTAGATATGTTAAGCCATAATTTAACAGATCGTCAACGAGATCGAGCTTTAGATGCTGGATTATTAGTATCCTTCTTCAATCAATTCCTTAATCGCATAGTAGTTCTTCAGGGTGTAAATACCTTACAGGATAATAAGGTCATATTTAATAATATGGGTCAATCGCATCAAATCTCATTTAAGCGTGTGGTGGCTCAGGTTAATATGGAATTAATAGTCAATGCTGAAACCAGTTTGTTAAATGATGAATTAGGTGTTAATGTCAATACTTTATCGCCTGGCATCATCAGGAATTTTGTGGAAACATATTTAGAAAGTCGATTGGCAGTGCCGGATCTTGATAATCTATTATTGAATTATCGTGAGGTGACCGTTACACGTCAAGCCGACGCCTATTTTGTAACATATGCTTTAGTTGTTAATAACGAGATTAATAAGCTGTTTTTTACAGGCTTCTTGTTCTCATAATATGATATAGTATGGCAACCAGAACATTTACGGCTCCCAAAGCCTTTATAACTATTAATGCTAAACCTGCCGGTTATATCCGAAACATTAGTTTCACTGAGAACATTAATCGGGCAGATGTACAAGGGTTAGGAAATTTAACAAAGCAAGAAGTACCAGCAACAATGTATACCTGTACATTTACGACTGACTTTTTCTTTATTAGTTTCGATGAACCTGAAGTAGTTGAAATGATCAATCGTTTTGGTGGAGTTGAACCTTTCAAGAATACACTGACGTTAGGTGAATTTCCATTTTCAATTACTTTTTACAGTCGTACAGCAACGACACTTGATCCTAACACTAAATTAGTAACGGAGATTGATCGTGCAGGTCAAACAGTTGCTATTTTGCGTGAATGCTTTATCGATAATCAATCATTTACATTGGCCGAAGGTGGTATTGCAAGTTTAACTACTTCTGGTCGATATTTAGAACCAGTAACTTTCGTACAATGATACAACCATTAAAAATAACTTTTACAACTAGTAAAGGTGATAATGAATATGTGATTAAACCGCCTTCTGTTGGACAATTTTATGACATTGAAGTCAATAAGCAATTATTTGGTAAAGGCGTTTATAGCGCTGTTATAAAAACAAACACTATGAGTGCTCAACATGCTGCTGATATGATTGATATTGAAGCGCATTTACGTGTGTTAATGCCAAAGGAATTCTTTGATGATTTAAAAGCTGAAAACTTTACCGATTTAGGATTGGAAGACTATAACCGTATACGCGAAACATATCTTAATGATTTTTTGCCTTGGTGGAAGGAAATTCAAGATTTACTGAAATTGGATGGTGATGTATAATAATCATGATGGCTGATATTGATGACTTTGTAAAGCAATGGAATTATAAGTTTCCGGTGGATTATTGGTGGAGAAAAAAGCATGAAGTTGCATTTAATTCGCCGGAGCACCGGATTTCTAATTTTTGGGATCAAATGTTTGAGTATTATGAGGATGTTATGTATAAGTCATTCCAGCAGGAAGATAAATATAAGCCTAATGAAAATGATTGGTTAGATATTAAAGAGAGGACATACGAAAGGGTTGAAGATGGCATTGATAATGCTTTAGCTGAATTAGAAAAGTTTAAAAAGTCATTTAAAGGATAAAATTATGGCAGTAGATTATAGATTTTCGGGAACAAATATAGATGCAACTTTGGTTACAGATGCACCTGTGGGAGCAAAAACATTTTTTGTTACAGAATTAAGGGGATATGATCCGGCTGATATCATGGCAGGTATAGATGTTGGAATAGAAGAGTATAACGAGGCTGATTTAATTCAAATTGCCCGTGATCATAATTTGCAATTAGATCGTCATGATCGAGATGCAACAGCATGTTTGGTTGTACCAGCAGCAGCAGCAGGTCGTTTTAATGGTACGACCAGTGTTCTTCAAGTAGCAGATGTTACTCTTGCTTCATCAGGGGTTCCAGCTTACCCCATCATTTTTAGATTGACTTGGCGAATGACATCAGAAGATTTTGCAGCATTAGCAGGGAGTTG